GAAGCTGTATTTGATTGTCAAATGTACCAAGACCGTAATAGTTATCTCCGTTTATAATGTAGGTCTGGTTACTGATAGTGAAGGACTGGGGAACAATCACAAGGTTTGTGGTATACCCTCTCATCCCAAGGTCAGCTACCCCTGCCCAGACTCTTGCAAGTGGAATTTTCTGATTATAATAGTTCTTTGTAAAGTTGCTGCCTTCCGGGATAAGGGTATCGCAGGTTAATTCACAAATCTGTCCTAGAGCCTCTCCGTTGAATTGTCTTGTTAACCTTGTCTTGGTAGCATCATTTTGACCAAACAT